GTTGACACTTGGAGTATTTATAATTAGACCAGTTCCAGTTCCTATTGCGCCTACCTTAGCCCCTGCTGTAGAAACTGGTAACCATGAAAAGCCTGTGGTGCTGTCAACAGTAAGCCCATCAGCAGTCACTGTGCCAGTAACGTCTATGCCTGTGGAGGTTGTTTCTATTTTTATTGAGTTGTCGTGGTATAGCCTCGCTGAACCACTGTTTGTAAATAAGGCATAACTTTTTGACCCATCAGACGTTCTAAATCTAATGTTGTCTCCATCAACAAACAACGAACCTGTTGCACTATTTTCTTTTAAGTACGAACTATCTCCATCGCTGTAGATCTGTAGGTCAGAGCCAGCACCAAAGATGGCCTTGGAAGAGTCCGCAAAGGTGATGTCATCGCCAGTGCCTACAGCAATGTCTGTGCCGCCAGTAACGTTGCCTTGAGCAAGGACTTCGGCAAGTGTGTCAAAAGAGCCGACTTGGCTATCAACGTACGCTTTAATTGACTGCTGAGTAGCGACGGCTGTGGCGCTATCAGAGGACATGTTGTCCTCATCAAGAATGTTAGTTACTGTAATCGCGCCTGTGCCTTTTAGAGAGTTAAACGCAAGGATTCCGTTAACATCAATCGTCGTAGCTGCAATCTGAATTTCAGTATCGGCAACCAGATCAAGCTGCCCATCTGCACTTGAATTTATGTAAATAGCAGAATCGCGGAACTGAATCTTGTCATCTGTAGACGCGACAATGTCTGTACCGCCTGTGGTGTTACCGTTAGTAAGAACTTCTGATAACTCGTTATTAGCGCCGACTTGGCTGTCTACATATGCTTTGATGGACTGCTGAGTAGCTAGTTTTGTGGCGCTGTTAGACGCCATGTTATCTTCATCTTTAATACCTGTAACCGTAGCTCCGTCGCCGCCAATAGAAAGGCTGGCAATGTTACTGATGCCTTCTTCTACGTTAGTGCCATCACAGAATACGACCATGTTTCTGCCAACAGGTACTGCTATGCCCGTACCGCCGGAGGTCTTAATAGTGATTACTTGCGCCGTGCTGTTTTCGACAATATAGACTTTAGATAGGGCAGGGCACACAACCGTACCTGCACCTGTTAGTGCGGTGCCTGTGTCAGTAAGCGTTAGTATTGCTGCACGCGATTCAGATGTGGTGCCATCTGCGCTGGTCAACGTGTGTGAGTTAGCAGTCCACGTATTGATGACCTTGCGGCCTGCAACGGCTTCTTCGACCATCGAAGTGATGTTGTCGTTAACCACATCGCCCCATGTACCACTTAATTCGCCTTGAACTGGTAGGGCGAGCTTCAGAATTGTCGTGTATTGAGTTGTCATCTAAAACCTCATGCGGCTATTTCTTGCCAATTTGGACTCTGTGAACCGTCTACAGCGCCCCAAGAAGGCGACTGCGAGTCCGTAACATTTTGCCAACTTGGGTCTTGGGAAGCTGATATTTCGCTCCAAGAAGGCGATTGTGTGTCTGTAATCCCTTGCCAATCTGGGTTCTGGTTTGTGTCTATTTCTCCCCAGACATTTACGGTGCCTATAGCGCCTGTTGCGACTAAGCCCGTAGCGAGTATATCTACGTTACCCGATACTACAACATTACCAATACTGCCGGTAGCGGATACTCCTGTCGGGAATACCGTTTTACCGAAGGCAATGAATACTGTTCCTACCGCCCCTGTAGCTGCTACTCCAGTAGGGCTAACAACGGCTTCAGCTACTATGCTGACTGACCCTACACCACCACTTGCTGTAAGCCCCGTAACAGATACATCAGCGTTAGCGGATACTACAACGGAACCTAACGCCCCAGTGGCTGCTAAACCTGTAACCGACGTGTTAGCGTCTGCGGCTACCGTAACTGAGCCTACACCTCCTGTAGCAGTCAGCCCTGTGGGGGATACTATCGCATCAGCAGATACTGTGACCGTACCAATAGCGCCCGTACCCGCCAGACCTGATGGGTACACATTTGCTGTACCAGTGGCTGTAGCAGTGCCTAGAGTACCGGTGCTAGAGACTCCCGTAGGAGTAACAATGGCTTCAGCTACTACCGATACAGAACCAATAGCTCCAGTAGCAGCCACGCCGTCTACTGATACAACGGTTAGGTCAGTGCCCCAAGAGCCTTGGCCCCAAGCAGTAGACCCCCACCCTACGTATTCAACGGAGGAGGCCATCTATCTAGGCTATACGGATAATAGCGTTGGTAGCATCTGCGGTGGGGAACTGGATTTGGAAATCACCTGCGGTAGAGGTCTTGTCCGCACCAAAATCAAGTACCGCGACAGCGGGATTACTTCCGCCAGACTGGTAAATCAACGCTCCACGCGCCGTGATGGTGGCTGTAGACCACGTAGTGTCAGCGAAATCCAAGAATGCGGTAGTGCCCGACGTTGTGGGGGCAACAACCGTTAACGTGTTTCCTCCAGCCGAGTAGCCTGTACCAGATACTTCGTTTGTAACTGAGTACGCCGTGGTAGACGCATCTAGCGTAGCTGACGATGTGTAAAGAGCAATCTTGTATGTTTGAGACGTGTCACTACTAAAGTCCATCTCACCGTCGAGGAGAGCTTTCTTAAAAGAAGTGCACATAGCTTGTGTTATAGCCATTGTTTTTCCTAACTAACTGGAACGCGAAATTGACCTGAACGGTAAGTGTCTTCCCGCAACTTACCATCGCCCAGAACCTTGAGAAGCCCAAGAGCCTGTACATACATCTTATCGTACAGGGCAACTAAATCAGGCTCGCCCTTCATAAACCGTAAAGCCTCGACTAATGCTCCGTTTAACAAAGCGGAGTCAAACTCTTCTCCAAGCCACGTAGTGCCTGCGGTAACTATGGATTCCGGGTAGTACCCATAATGCAATTCCATTGTATAGCCACTGTCAGGAGTAGGCCCGAGAATAATAGTGTCATCGTCAAAGTAGCCGTAGTGTTTGGGTAACGCTGTAGCAGTAGGGTTAGGGTACGCCTCACGCATAAAGTTAACGTCTTTGTTCAATAAGAACGAATAGTTACCACTACCATCTACAACAGCAAGGCTGTACGAGTACAAGAAGTCAGCGGGCGTTGACAGGTACTTAACACCAGAAGTCAAAGTGCCAGTGACATTCTTACGTAGCGCAGGTATTTGCACGGCGTTGTATATCTTCTGCTCTGCCTGTTCTGTGAACATAGCAAGCTGGTCATCCGTAAAAGAAGTTTCACAGATGTCCTGAATGTTTGCTTTTAACTCGGTGTAATTCATATCTTACGCCATAGGGCCACGGGCCATCGTACCTTTCGTTGCAGCGCCAACACCACGTACTTTAACGCCTGTGGTCTTAACACCTTTCATGTCAGGCTTAGGCGCGTCTTTTACTTCTACTGGTGTAGGCCATCCTACGGTCTTAACTACTTTTGGTGCTTTCATATCACGACTCTAAGTTGTTACTGTTACTGTACCTACCTGACCCGTTCCGACCAAGTCATTAGGTGTCAGGTTAAATGGGTCAAATCCCATACCTACAGGGTTCCAACCCCATTGTATATCTCTGTTCTGCACATACCCAGCAAAATCAGGGCGCGGATCTCGAATAGCTTGCGGATCGTCTACTGGAGTCTCGCCTAGTTTTAGCTGCGGCTGGTCTGGATTCCAACACTCTGGGCAAGCCTTTATGTTCGTATCTATGCCTTTACGTACTAACTTCTTCAGCTCTCGTAGCTTGTAGCGGAACCCGCAGACATCGCACTCCGCGATAGCCTTTTTAGACGACGCAAAACGGTTCGACATTACTAAGCTCTACCAATACGCGGTACAAAGCGTGCGGATGTCTTTTCTCTGTCTTCTCCCGCCGCCAGCGCGAACTGCTCTTCGTATGCTTGCTTGAGCATAGCTACACGATCCACCAGCTCTGGTTCCTTCATAGCGATATAGTACGCAAGGCCCGCTACCAGACAGGGAAAGAACCTAAAGTTCATGTCAGCGGTCTCTACGCCGCCTCCTGCATCCTCTATACGCCGCATACGCCAATAGTAGAAGACGTAGTCGTTGTTGTCTGGAACGGGCCATACGTTGATTTTGGGGGCATCTCGCAGGCGTTCTACGAATACTTGAATTGGCCTACCTTGGGTTAACTTGTTAGGTATAGAAGCATACGTGCTAACGCTGATGCGGCTTATAGTTAAATCTGACTGCGTAGCTACATTGCCGCTACCCGTACGGATCTGCTGTTCTAGCAAGTCTATGGTGTCAGCAGGTAGCGTGTACTCAGAAGTACCTTGCGTAAGGCTCAACGTGCCTTCGTCAATCGTCCACATGTTGATACCACGGTTCTGCCACTCAATGGTCATCAGGTTCATAGAGCGTCTGGCAGTGCGTAGGTCATACCCAGAACGCATTTCACGACCAGCACGCTCCCACGCCTCTTCAGCGATCTCCGTGAAGTCCATATCAAATGCAGTTGTTCCAGATGTAGCCATTGTCTGTTCCTATACGTACAGGGTCTTTTTACGCCTGTTGTTCATTACTGCACCGCAGCCTCTGTGGTTTGCGCGTATCTGACCACCGGCCTTTGCCATTCTAACCTTGGCTTTAGGAGTGTTGGACACCACCTGCTGCCCTCTAGCACCGGCCTTTTTCTTCTTACGTGCCGTAGTAGCGCGTTCAGACTGGCTCAGTGACTGTGCCTTAGCTTTGGGTAAGCAACGATCTGGGTTCTTCTTGTTCTTCGACGTGCCGCATTCACCTTTGATCTTGCCGTCGGTGCCGATACGAACCCACTGCTGGTCACGCCATTTCTTCAAATCACCCATTACTTACTCTTCTTTTTCTTCTTGCTGCCCTTAGCGTAATTAGGGTCTTTGCAATACTTAGAAGCTGCCATATTTGCATAAGCAGACGGGTACGTGTCGAAGGTGCGTTTGGCCCAAGCCTTTCCCTTCGCACATATCTTTCCGCCTGACTTATAGTAACGTCTCATCGAATCTTCGCTGGACGTACGCCCTTACGAGCAATGCCTGCGCCACGAACTTTACCACCAGCTTTGTAGCCCTTGGTCTTCATAGCGCCACCTTTGGCGTAACCTTTAGACTTTGTCATGCCACCTTTAGACATGAAGCCCATCTTGTTGCGGACTTCCTGCGGCAGCTTCTTAAGACCTTCGTTATCTTCTGGCGTTTTTTTAAGGGGGCCACCGCCAGCTTTGTAGCCCTTAGTCTTCATAGCGCCACCTTTGGCATAGCCCTTAGACTTCATCATGCCGCCTCCAGCGTATTTCTTACGTGGGTCTTTTTTGTTGGGTACTTTATCCACTCCAGACTTCTTAGGTGGACGCTTACCCTCTTTATCCATGAAGTTTAGGTACTGGCGCAGAGTCATGCCTGTTTCTTTTAGCTGTTCACGAGTTACATTGGCACGCTTATCTTGACCTTCACCAACATTGCGTCCGCCTTTACCAGTCACCGTGCCACGTAATGGGCGAGGTGGCTTCTTTGCCATTGGCTTTGCAGTGGCATCCGCTTTAGGTGGGCGGGGCGCAGTTGTAGGCTCTTTTTGAGGCTTTGCAGGGCGCGTAGGCTTCGGTGTAGCCGCATTAGTTGCGGGGCGCTTAGGCATTGGGCTGTCTTTCTTGACCATTGCCATATTAGCTGCGCGTTCCGCGTCCATAGGAGCCTGTTGCTTGTTACGTTGCCCACCGACAGCCGTCTTGCTAGCTGTACGACCCCTACGCGCTTTAGACTCACTACGCATCTGCGCGGCTCTCGCACGTTTCTTCGCTTCTTCAGCTTTCCTCTGGGTCATTGTCATAGGCTTATCATCGTCTTTCTTCTTACTGCTAAACAAACCACCTAAAAACATCTTCTTCGGCTTCATAACTTACTCCGCATACAAATTATCAAACACTTGATTCACGTCCAACGTGTAGTCCAGATCAGACTTGCTGTAGTGAACGTGTTGAGAAGGCTTAAAGTCTGGTGCCCCCTCTCCTGTTTCAAACCAAGCGGGATGTGTCACCCGCACCCTATTGTTTGGTAGAGCTACGATGTTACCCGTATATGGGCCAGCATCTAGCAGCTCCATCACATGACTCTGCTTGTGTTGTGCAGGGTCATCTGCAATCTCGTTGTTCGTATAGTCCACTGTGAACATATACTTCGCGGGGTACATCTCCCCGTCTATCTTAGCCATCCAAGGGCACGGTGTGGCTCTGTCGAGCGTGTATACCGCATGATCCCTAGACGAACAGTCCCAAGGCTGCGCGGCCCATACAGGCATTGGTTCAGGCCATTCCTCGAACGGAGTATCCCCCACCAACGCTGTAATCGGCATACGTGCCCACATAGCGCCACCGTGTACGTTAGGCTCATCGTCCTCATCGTACGTCTCAGCCCCAGTAAATATCACTTGGAAACTGAGGCATCTGGTCGGCATTGTCGTAACGGCGATAGCCATAGCGTGAATAAACTCGCCGTGGTACTTCTCGTGGTTAT